GGTAAGCCTTGATTTCAGCCTCGTAATCCTTGCGGCGCTGCTCTTGCATCTCAATAGACTTGCCGACGTTCTGGAGCATGGCGTGCATCTGCTCCATTTCCTGACCCATAGCTTGCATCTGCTGCTGTGCAGCTTGCAACTCTGGGTTTTCATCGGCATCGCTCATTAACTTGGGGTCAATGGTCTTGGCAAAACGCTTTGCCATCTCTTGGGCACCAGGCCAATCCATGTTCTTGACAAACAGGTCACCGGCCACTTGCCATAGCTGCGGGTTGCCTTGCAGTAACTGACCCATTGCCTCTAACGCCTCTTGGCGTTTGGTCGCGTAGCCTGGGCCGGTGGTAGCCACCACATCGTACTTGCCCACGCCAGGGTTGTAAATTTTGTCAATCACAATGCCTTCTTGATTGACAATCTTTTTGACCGGCTCTTGCTGCATCGGGTCAATCTTGACCATGCTGGTCTCGCCGTCCTCACCAATGATGCGAGCAATGCGCTGTGTGTCGTAGATTTTGGGAATTAGGTCAATCAGTTGGCGGGTCAGATACCGCACACCACGGGCCAAGTTGTCACCAAAGTGGTATGTCCCGACATCACCCTCACGCTGACGCGCAAGAATCGCTTTTCCTGAGCGCTCGTTGGATGTCATGCCCAAAGAAGCGTTATATTGGCCTGTGGATGCCTTGATGTCCTCAGAAGCCCCCGCTTTGGCCTGTAGGAGCCCGCTGGAGGCCATTGGCGGTTGGGCACGCTGTGGTAGTGGCAGCGTAGCGCCCGCGCCGTCTGTAACGTCTGGATTGACCTCCAAATACGGCCAGTTGGTTGTATTGGCGGTCTTCCATTGGTTTTCGTAGCCCTCAAACTGACCGCCGTAGCCGATAAATGGCGCTTTGGGGGCCAAGGCCAGCATCTCTGCCTCTTGGGACACCCAATAGTTGTACATCCGTTGGGCGTCCTTGGCGTTTCGCACCAAGCCGGACACATACAAACGGCCATCAACTTCAAATTCGTTGCCCACAATGCGGACAATCGGGATATATTTGCCCGCCCACTCGCGTTCTTCCAAGATTTCGTAGCCGTTTATCTTGCAATACTTGATCCGTGGCCGATCAGACTGCCTAGACTTCTTTGGCTTGCCATACATGGCCCGCAATTGCTTGTCTTCAGGCGTCCCCTCAAAGGCCGTGGCGTTGCCAGGGTACAAATTGAGCGTTGCATTGTCGTAATCAACGTAGTAGTAGTCCGCAACGCGAATGGTGTCCTCATTAAGCCACTGAGACAGGTTCTGGTCGCCCACACCAAGCGTTTGCAGGGTGGTAATGGGCGCTGAGTCGGGGTACATCCGCTCGTAATCGTCTTTGCGGATGTCTTCGGTCACAAAACAAAACTTGGCGTCCGCGCCGCAAGGGTCTTGAATTGCTGGGTCCATGTAAACCGAAAAACTGTTGCGAATCCGGCCAATTTTAATGTCTTGGTCAAAGGTATTGTCGTCGCAATACTCGGTCAGGATTCGGATGTAGCCTTCGCCGTATGAGACTTGGTTTTCGCAGGCGGTGTCGTAAGCAACATCTGCGTCCGAGATGTATTCAATATGCCTGACCATGCCGTTGAATACTTCTGCGACGGCGATGTCGGCCTTGTCATCGGCTGGAATAACTTTGCCTGTTGGACGGTTTTGTCGTTGGTCATTGGTGACTTGCCGGACGTGCTGCGGCAGTTTGTTGATGGTGAGACACGGGCGGGCGTTGATGGTCTGGCCTTGCACCGCGCCGCGAGTTGCCAGCACATCGGCAGGCCACTGCCAGTGGTTGTCGGGCGAACCAGCGTAAAACTTCAGGTCGTCAATCTCATCCTCGCGGGATTCAGACAGCGCCGATATTGCCATGTCCAAGCGGCTGCGGGCGGTTGCTAGTACGTTAGAACTGTCGTCCTTCTTACCGCCGCCATTAGCAACGTTACCTACCGCCACCATGCCTGTGTAATCAGCCATTATTTTTTACCCTTTGGGGCTGGGGCGCTGCGCTTAACGGCGTAAGCAATTGCCACCGCCTGTTTTACGGGCTTGCCAGCTTTGACTTCGGCCTTGACGTTTTTGCGAAAGGCTTCGGGTGTTTTTGATTTAACCAGTGGCATTGTATAACCTTTAATCGTCGCGGTTGTGGATAGTGCTAAAGGTGATTTTCACAGCTTCACTCAAAGCACCACCACCACCTTTGCGGTTAGCCAATGCAATGTCAGCATAGCCTGTACCAATATCACCAACATACGCCACATAATCACCTGCGACAGCCACGCCGCCCGATATGTTTAAGATTAACACATCATTGGTTTTGATAGTGCTATTGGTCATGCGAAAAATGACTGTCGTATTATTGCCTAGTGACGCATCGTCCATAGTAATGCGTCCAGTCGGGGTGTTCAGCGTCACAGGCGTGGATTTGCTAGTCAACTGAGTTACTTCGCCAAAAGCGCATGAACAATAGCCCAACTCCTCAGTAGCGTACACCGTAGTGCCGCGCATGAATTGAGGGTCGGTGCGGCCAATCACACCGCCATCAATGTCTTGATCGCGGTACGCAACGCCAATGGGTTTGCTGTCGCTCATTTATTTTTTCTTTGCCGTTTTAGCCGAGTCTTTAAAATCCTTGGCCGTTGGCGCAGCCTTGCTGCCAACCTTGTTCATTTTTTCTTTGCTGCCAGCAGCGATGCGCGCCTGTTTTGCGTGAATGTTTGCGTACAAGCCAGGTTTAGTAGCCATATCAACACTTCCATCGTTTAAGGGCAGCTTTAGCGCGTTCGCCGTCTTTGGCGTTGGCCGCTACAGCGCCCATTCTTGCACAAAATGAATCCTTGCGGCCCTGATCTGCTTTGGTCTTGGGGTTTGGGGCTGGCGCTTTAAGATTGGAGCCGGTTGCCGCATTGTACTTCTCGCGCCCCTTGGCCGTCAGGCCAGCGCCTTTGGATGTGGGCAGCTTCTCGCCACGTCCAACAGATAAAGATACTTTTTTCATGAGCCCATCCATGATGTGTGCATTGCGCCGTCTTGAGCGTTATAGCGGCGAGTGGGCTCAGTATACTCGCGGTGAGCCACAGGAAAAGCAAACGTCACGCATATAGCGTCCGCTGCGTCTGGTGATGCTAAACCCCGTGCTTTCATTTCTTTCTTGCTCTCCAAGAAAATTGTTCCGCGTGAATCAGGTTTCATTTTAGGCGAAATCAAATCCGTTTTCAAAAACCTGTCGGTAGGGATACTAGCAGATTTCAACCATTCTCGCATCTCACCCCACATCTGCGCGCGCATATTTCCGTACATTATCGGGTTTTTGGCCTTATTTCCGAAGTTCACACCCTTAATCTTGTACCGCTGCTCTTTGAGCCTGTCCACAATCCCAGCCCCCAACCCACCCTCGTCAATCACTACCAGAGTCGGCTTGTACTCTTCAATCGCGTCAATTACATACCCCACGACCGTCATCGTGTCATCGCCCCGGTGCCGAGTTATGTTAACAATATCCCGTCCTTGCCTAACCGCAATCACCGTTGCATCAGCCCCAAACCGCGCAGGGTCAACGCCAATAATAATCGGGGCCGACAAGTCCTTGTACCTGTCCCGCTTCATAGCCTCGTCCACAATGTCCGAACCAATAAACTGGTCATCCCCAGCACTAGGAAACATCCCGTAGACCTCGACGTGCGCCTGGCTGGAGTCCGGCCCATACTCCTGAATAATGCGCTCGTAGACCTGTTTGTCCGTCCCCTCCACCGTCCTAGCGTCAACCACCCTAGTCTGCCAAAACGCACGCTTAGAGTTAAACGCCTCGTAAAAATACCCCGTGTTGCGCCGTGGGTTAGAAAACGCCAGCCAAAACCTATTGGGCGTGTTTTCCGTAAAAAATCCACCAGTAACCGACCAAATTGGATCAGCAATACCCGACGCCTCATCAAATATCACCAACACACCATCATAGTTATGCACACCAGCATAAGCATCAGGATTCTCTTCCGACCACAACCTACCCTCTACACCCCAATACCTCGTCCCCTTCTTTAAATCCGTCTCCACCAACTCAGTCAACCACTTAGCAGGCGCAACCCTAGTTGCACTTACCTCAAACCAATGCGAGTTAAGTGACATTGCCAACCACTTAGTAATCTCAGCCCAAGTAATACTCCTTAACTGATTCTCAGAGTTAGCTGAAATAATAGTCGTGCTGCCAATTCTTGTAGACACCATCCATATAGTCAACCATGAAACTAATGCCGACTTACCAATACCGCGACCACTAGATACTGCTTCTTGCAATACTTTATACATTATTTCCTGATTAGATAAAGCACCAGTAACTAACTCATTGTTAACCTTTATATGGTCAGTAATATCTTGCAGTATCTCACGCTGCCATTTTCTAGGCCCAGAAAAATGTTCTAGCGGCGTACCTTTGACACCCCACGGAAATACATACTTAACAAACGCCAGTGGATTATCCTTTAACACCGGACTCCAAAGACGCGCCATTAATTCCTGCTCATCTTCTGGTTTGTATATCGTGGTTTGCATATTAATATATTTTAAAAAATAAAAAAATTGTTTGCGGAGGCTCCGTTACCGTTGGCCCAATCGCTCGGCCCTACCCCTCCCCCTCGTCTGCACTTTGCACATTTCCTGCACTCAGGCGAGGTGCAACGTCGATTACATCTATTAGGCGCGAATCGGCGGCTTGCAATGCTCCGGTGATGCTGATGCGATTGTCGGACACTTCCACGTTCAGGCGGTCGCCGTAGACTTTCGGGGCGAGCTTGGATAGGAACCATTTGCGGGTATCCACTTGCAGTTGACGCTGGCGGACAAGAGCGTTATCAGTCGCGCCATTGTCAAGCACTGGCACGGGAGCATCAGCAAGCTCTAATATCTCATCAGCCATTTTATCTAGCAAGGCCTGTCGCGCGCGAGCGTATTGTTTTGATAGGTCGGGGTCGGCGTCAACCGCCCGAAGGAATCTAGCCGGGTCTAAGCCTATTTGAATGCAGCATTTGCGCAGGCTTAATCCTTGAGAAGCCATTGCGTCAATTACAGCCTGGGCTAACACGCTTCGATCATTGACAGCCAACGTCCTATCTTTTGTTGCAACCGAACCCATAAAAATGCCCTTCCAATTTAATCAACTATTACGAACAAATTTTAGCGCATCGATTTGCACTTTTGCATCTCCCTTAAGGGAGAGATGCAAGAAGTGCAGAATAATCGCTGTTTTGCCCCCCTTTTGCACTTTGCACAAATGCAGAAAAGTGCAAAAAGTGCAAATCACCCAAGGGTAAACCCTAGTGTCAATTCTGTAAATTGATACCGTACTATTGCAATAAAATCTGTTACACTCTATCCCATGGTGCAGCAAAGGGCAGCACCTAATAACCCACAAGGATAGACACCATGGCACGCAAACCCTACGCTTCGACACTTCCAAAAATTACGGAAATTGAGATCAAGACAATGGAATCCTGGCTAGCAACTGGCGCTATTGTCCTGACTGACACCGGATCAGAGAATTTATATTTTATAGATCAATTTGGAAATCAGTTCTATTGCAAGTGCTATCCGCAGTGACAACCTCACTATATGCCCTTACATGAGGGCATATGGGGAAATTGTCCCGTAAATCAAAAGGATAGACATCATGAACGATATTTATGTAAAAGGCACGTGGACATTCACGCAAGAAGCGTGTTTTGCGCTACGGGCGGTGGGGATAAACCTCACCGAAAAGGACACCCGAAAGGGGGTTTTAATCCCTGCTGCCGTACTTGAAGCAACAGGGGTAAAGTATGTTAAGGGCAACCCTGAAACAAAAGGCTTGTTAACTTTAAACAAGTAATGACAGCGCCAGTCCCTGCCTATTTTGTAGGCAGTGGCGGGAATTGTCCCGATAACCCTTGGAGAATTTTATGCAAGCCATCCAAACAAAATACATTGCGCCAACAAATACACGCGGATCAAGAATTAAGGCATGGTGCGCTGCTGGCTCAAAAACCATAAGTTACCCTTATGGCTTAAATATTGACCTGGCGCACTACGATGCCGCGCAACAATTACTTGTCCAACTGAATTGGGTTGGCCCCAATTATGGTGTATTAGAGCAAGGCAGTTTACCCAATGGGGATTATTGTCACGTTTTGGTGAATAACAAAAATTCAGCGTTTTAAAACTATCTGCAAGCCCTTAATCTAGGGTTTGCGGGCTACTTTTGGCCGTTACACATTGGAGAATAGAAAATGCAATTAAACAGCAAAGAATTAGAACGTATTGCCTTTATTCAAGGCAATAGCCTAGCATCACTGTATGCAAGTGCTGACGATGCGGAAAATACTGGCGATGCGATTAATGACGCATTAATACACATTCAGGAATCTAAGGGCTCTATGCCCAATGAAGATTTTTTGCAGGAATTGATTAATCAATGCCGCGCCATGTGCAAGGCACGCATCACAAAATCCGAATTGTCCGCATTCTGCGATGAATTAGAAGAATTGCAAAGAAAAATTGCAAGCGACTCTGATTATGGTTTAGACGAATTAAGAAGCGCAGAAAAAATACTTAAAGGGGTAACAGCATGATACACCCACTATTCCAAGCCATCCTAAGGCCATATATGCCACCACCACCAAAGCCAAGCCCAGAGGACATAGATAGGGCCATGCTGGCCGATAAGTTAGCGGATGGGTACAACCTACGCAATATTGAACGTGCTATTAAATTGGAACAGCAAAATGCGCCAACACTATAAACCCGATCCCAAGCGCTACCCTTTGGCCGATATAGCCCTGGCCTGTGCTATCGGGCTTGGCTTGGCCTTGGCCCTTGTGACATGGTGGAGCGCATGATTATATTTATAGCGGCACTGGTGGCCGCACTCATAGCAATAATTCTCGACCTGTAATCAAGCCCCATTAGGGGCTTTTTTAATGACCTGCTCCCTTGCATCCTCAAAACCCTTGCCTATGATGACCCTGTGCCCGATACCCTCTAGATAGGCTATCCAGTCCCTTTGCACTGGCGATACTGTGCCGCCGGTTTCCCGCTTCATTTCGATCCATAGGCACCACTCAGGCACAAATAGATCAGGCACCCCAGCGCTTACCCCTTCGGCCTTCAATGCTGCGCCCTGGGCCATACTACGGCCACCACCATTAGGGATAGCGAATATGCGGACGCTGGGGTAAGTCTTGCGGAACCACGATACCAGGCGCACCTGCTCTAGGTGTTCTGAGGGCTGGGTTTCGGGTTTAGGTTTAGGTTTAAGCATGGGTTTCGGGTTTGGGTTTCTGGTTTGGGTTTAGAAGGGAATTTCCCATTCCCACAGTGAACAGCCCCCTAGCTCGCTCGCAAAATCAGCCGGTGGTTCGTCGTCAAACTCGGCGCAGCGCCCGTCTTTGCTGTAGTGGTCGCAGGTGTGGCAGACTTTCGGTGGCTCGGCTCTCAAAGTGTTGCGGTATAGGGTGACTATCTCGGGTTCAGCGTGTCTCATAGTAAAAATCCTCTTTGTTGCATAAAATCTATTGGATGCTTTGCGTTTTTTTGATTGTTGCAAACTGCCCTTAATAATTGGATGTTGTCATCAGTGTTTGACCCGCCAAGTGATATAGGAACTATGTGGTCAAGTTGATAATTGTTGCCAAGAGGTTTTTTGCAACATGGGCATTTGCCTTTTTGTAACTTAAACAATTTTTTTGCCAATCCATTGGAAAGAGTGCCGCCATTAATACGTTTACGGGCGCGTCGATTTTGAACTTGAATACGCCTCGCCTCTGTATTTGCCGCTTTCCATGCTGCATTACTTGCCTTTGCTTTTTCGGTGTTTGCTGCATAGTAAGCGGCACTTCTTGCCTTTTCTTTGTCGCGGTTGGCTGCGCGATAAATTGCATCGTTCGTCTTAATCTTTTCTCGATTTGCTTTTTTCCATGCTGCTTTATATGCCTTCATCTTGTCATAGTTATCTGCAACCCACGCTGCGTGATATGCCTTTGAACATGGCTTGCAACAATTATTTGCATTGCGCTCTGTCTCAGCCTGGCATTTAGGACAAAATCTTGTCATAGTGACACCCTCTAATGGTTTATTGATAGTGTCAGTAAGCGTTGATTAGAGCAACGCAAGCCTGGCCGGGCCTGTCCTGACGTAAGTATTTTACCATTTGTAAGAAACCACTGTGTAGAACTTTCCGCTTTTTTGGTACTCAATGCTTTTAGGTGGCGTCCCTTCTGTCATTTGCTTTGCTATGTCGTGCAGATCAGCCAAAGAATAATCTAAGCTGACGCCAGATTTATGCGCTATTTCCGCTAAATTCTTTCGTGCTTTTTCACCAGCCCAGCCGTCGTGAGTGATGGCGTAATAAGAAGTTACAGGCGCATCAGACAAACTTCCATACATTGTGCAGGTGAGCATCTCCTTACCACTGGCCCTGCTTATGTGCTTGCGCCATGTCCAGCTAGTCACATCCATATCCATGCCCTCTGCGCCCATGATGTCCAAATTGTGCAGTCGCAGCGTTGGGCGCTCTGGCTCGGGAAACTCAGCGCCGCAAGCTGGGCACACGCGCACCGACAAGGCGCATATCTCCTGACAGTTATCGCAGACCTTGACGGGTGCTTCGCCTACCTTATCACCTTTCTTTGGTGGTGGCCTAACGGCGGTAATCGGCCCGTGCTGCTCTACCACGCCTGCGAAGTCTAGGACTAAGCAATCGGTTTTCCCTTCTGCTATGCGCAGTCCACGCCCTGCCATTTGGACGTAAAGCCCTGGTGACATAGTAGGGCGCAACATGGCAATCAGATCAATGCCTGGTGCGTCAAAGCCGGTGGTCAATACGTTGGCATTGGTCAAGGCTTGGATGCGTCCTGACTTGAATTCTTTTAACATCCGGTCACGCTCGGCGCTCGGTGTCTCGCCGGTCACGCAATCGGCAATGATGCCCTGCTCAATCAGTGCGTCCTTTATATGGTTGGCATGGGCTACACCAGCGCAGAAAATCAACCACGACTTGCGCTCGGCTCCCAGTTTTATGATCTCGGCCACGACCTTGGAATTCTTGTCGGTGGTGTCTACTTTGGCCTGTAATTCGGCCTCGATGTACTCGCCGCCACGTTTATGCACCCCGTCCACTTCTAGTTTGGTGGCCGTCAGTTTGCTCCGTAGGGTTGATAGATAGCCCTTGAAAATTAACTCTTCAATGCTTACCGGCTCGATCAGCGCGTCAAAGATAGCCGGTTTGTCGGTGATGTAGCCATGCCCCAGCCGGTACGGTGTGGCCGTTAAACCTATTACCCTGACGTTAGGGTTTGTCTCGTAGATGCCTGATAGCAATGTCCGATAGCCTCCTTCGTCCTTGTGGCCGATAAGGTGGCACTCGTCAATAATCACTAGGTCGCAGTGGCCTATTAGTTTGGCCTTGGAGCGCACCGACTGAATTCCTGCAAAGGTAATGGGTTCACCTAGTTCCTTGCGGCCAAGCCCTGCTGAGTAAATGCCCAATGGGCAGTTAGGCCAGTGCTGGCGCATCTTTTCAGCGTTCTGGACAATCAATTCCTTAACGTGGGTCAGCATCAGAATGCGAGTCTCCGGCCATGATTGCAGCGCGTCTTTGCACAGCGCAGCAATGATGTGGCTTTTGCCGGAGCCGGTAGGCAACACCAGACAAGGGTTGCCCTCATTGCCTGCCTCAAACCATGCGTAAAGGTCGGTTATGGTGCGGGTTTGGTATTCCCTCAACATACGATTCGGCCACCAAAATCTTTACGCATATCAGCAATAAACTGGTTGCCGCTACCGCAAGCCTTGGCATTAGCCAGAAGTTCCTTGCTACCGTACACTCCCTCGCCTGGCTCACCATTAGCCAAACCCTGCCCGTCAATCTCATAGACCGCCACCCAATCGCTAGGGCTTTCCAAACGTTTCCAAGGCACTAGGTCAGGGTGCAACACATGGGCCTCGCAGCCAGTATGCTGCGCCTCAGTTGGCACACTGGCATCCCACTTGGCACAGTGCCATGTGCTGTCGGCCATTGGCGTAATGTGGGCGCAGGTTCGGCAGTTGACCTCTTTGGTAGTTTTGCTTCCGTGGCAGAAGTCATGGCCTGCGCACATCTTGCATTCAAACCAAGTCGGGTCGGTGCTTATCGGTGGTGGGATTCTGTCCGACAAGGCTAGGCGTTGGCCCTTGGCAATGGCCTTCACCGCATGGTCTTTGTCGTACTCTAGGCGCTCGGTGTAGATGCGGTCATCGTCCTTGCAGATAGCCACATACAAAGCCCGCTTCAACTCGGTGCCGTGCATATACACTTGGCACTGAGTAAAGTGCATTGGCTTAGACTTTGCCACGCCATTTTTCTCTAGGTCGTTGAACGACTTTAGGCTATGGGTTTTGAATTCCAAGACGTGTTCAGTCTTTGGCGCACCAGGTACCCCTTTGCCGATACCGTCCAAGCTGCCCCTGACGTGGCTCCCAAAGTCAACCCGTCGCTGGGTGCCTGATATTGTCATGCCAATGGCCCGCAGGTCGCTAACAATGGTGGCTTCCTCATTGTTGCCACGGCGAAACAGGCGCAGGATGCGGCCTTTGAATTGTTCTTGCACTGCCCAGCGAAACGACAGCCACAGCCAGCGTTCGCAGTGGTGGCCTAGCATAGAACACCCCATGTGCGCCCGTGGCTTTTCTAACCGTGCTTCATGGGCTTGGTCAATCAGGGAAGTTATGGTAATCTCGGGTTCTGGTATTTTCATGTGTGTTCTCCTTGGGTATTGACCCCGCTTTAATTAGCGGGGTCTTTTTTTGCTTACTTCTTAGCCCAAGGTGGCGCAGCCTTGGCAGGTGTAGTGCTAGGCGCTACAGACTTGAACGGTACAGCGGCAGCCGGTGCAGCACCGCCCAGCGCCCGAAACGCTTTAATTTCGTTACCGGCATACTCGCCAGTGCGCACCGACAATTTAATGCCCAAGTTGCCGCCAATCAGTTGGTCGGTGTCCGACACTTTGCCCAAGCCAATAGCCCGCATGATCTCGCCAAGCTGCTGGCGTCCGATCTCTTCGGCTTTGGTGCTGGCGTTCTTGATGTTCAGGTTTCCGAACACCACGCGACCTTGGTGACTTGGGCCGGTAATGGCGTACTTGACCGCGATGTACTGTCCGTCACCTGCTTTGGTAGGCTTAATTTCAGCGCCCGTAATGGTGGCGTTGTACCAACCCTCGGGCAGTGGTTCAAAGTTGTTGTTGCCTACGGGCAGCGTGTCTACGCTAAATTCTTCGTCTAAAAAAGCCATGATATTAATCCTTAGTGATAGTAAAAGTGGGACGTCCAGGTGTGGACGTAATTGCACCAAGCAAGGGCTGGGTTACAGCGTCAGCCGCAGCACCCCATGCCTTTGCATTGATCTCGGGTTTCCAGCGAAAGAGGCTGGATAAGTGTTCAGAAAGACCAGCTTCAGCGGCCAGCACTTGCAGTTTGTCGGCGTCAATCTTTTTATTGATTCGGCCTTCCATCTTGATTACAAAGCCGTTTTCCTCCTGTTTCATGGTGCCGTCAAGGTCTTTGGGAATACCAAAGTAGATAGCTAACTGATCTTCAATATCGCGTCGGTCAGCTACGGCTTTGGTTTCAGCTTTTTTGGCGTCAAGCCATTGTTGAAAAAGGCTCATGCTGTCACCTTTTCCAAAAGATCGGCAATGGCCTCTTCTTCAGTGGCGCCGTGGCCCAGCGCGTCGCCAGGCTCGTAGCCATCAATATAAGCCTCCCAGTCAAAGTTGCGCACAGGAATCGGCGGGTAAACAAAAGACGTTTTGATGTTCATGGTGTGTACTCCAAGGCTTGTAACTTGCTAATTTGGGCGTTGATCTTCATTACCGTTTCATTGAAGTCGGACATTGCCTTTGCTTTCTCAGCCTCTAGCGCGGCAATCTTTTGGGGCGTTGGGTCGTAGTTGTCCGGCACTTCTATTTCGACCTCTTGCTCACAGACAAAGGTGCTATCTACATAATTCGCCTTAAATGAAAAAACTTGGTAACTGCCCTTGTCTTCCCAATCGTACTTTTGGTAGTAGACGTAAATGGTGGTTTTGATTTTCATGATGCACCGCCAATCTTGGCAATAATCTCGCCTAAGTCAGGCGCTTCCCATGCGCTTAGTTTTCCGCTACGGTCTTTGGCAAGCCACAGTCCATCGCTATCGCACATAAGCGCACGTTGGGTATTGCCCTCGGCATCCTTCTCCACCCGCAGCGCCAACACTTCATCAAAGAAGTACGGCAAGGCTTGGCCGGTCTTGTTTCCAGGCATTGATGGGCTATACAGTACTCGCCCCATCTCGTCTTGGGTTTTCTCCAGTTTGGCAGTCATCAGAACATGGCGACCAGGAATGTCGCGGAATGCGCGGATGATGTCGGCCATTTGCTCCTGCATAGCGCCATAAGCAGCGCGTGGGTCTTTGTTGACCTTCTTCTCGTGGTTCAGGCAGACTTCAGCAATCTCGCTGATGCTGTCCAGCGCTACGCTCTTGTACTCAGACTCCAGCACCCAACTGTAAGCCTCGCGCAAGTCGTCCATTGAGGCGATTTCAATGTAAGGCAGATCAGCGTCCTGAATGGACAATAATCCACCTTCGGCGGACAGAACTACGGGGCTTGGCAATGTCTTAATCAGACTTGTCTTACCCGCACCGGCCTGTCCGTAGACAAGCAACTTAACACCGTTGGCACTAAGGCCGCTGGTGCGCTTTAACGATATAGCCATGTGGCTTTCTCCTTCTGTTTGCGCTTCCGTCTGGACTCAGTTCGAAGCGTGGTTGAATCTTAGCACAGTTTCATGGTACAGTGTCAACAACTTTTTAACAAAGGATAAAAAATAAATGGCAGACCTCGCAAATATCCTCGGTGGCCCTTGGTCGCCACCGGCACAAAAACACATTGAATCACCAGAGGATCAGCTAAAAGACGCCATGCTTGGCGCAGGTCTAAAGCCACCGGAGGCCATACACCTAGACGGTAAAGTCCACCGCTTTAACAGTGGCACCAAGGGCGAAAAGGGCCACGACAAGCCAGGTTGGTACATAGCCTTTAATGATGGCGTACCGGCAGGGCGCTTTGGTTGCTGGCGCTCTGGTGTAGAACTTACTTGGAAGGCAGACATAGGGCGCAGCCTGACGGTAGCCGAGGAAATGGCGCAGTCCCGCAGGCTTTCAGAGGCCAAAGCGCAGCGTGATGCAGAGCAAGCCAAGACCCGCGAAGTGGCCGCTAACACCGTGGATTTAATCTGGTCGCAAGCAGGGGCCGCAAGCCCAGAGCATCCCTACCTACAGCGCAAGGGCATACAGCCAAATGGCGCACGAATTACGGGTGATGGGCGTTTGATGGTGCCTCTGTATAACTCGGATGGTGAGTTGTCCAGCATCCAATACATTGCCGGTGACGGTGACAAGAAATACCACCCAGGTGGACAGACCGGCTCAATGTTTTGGCTAGTTGGCAGCATGGATGATGCCAGCACTCTCTACATTGCCGAAGGCTTTGCAACAGCGGCCACCATAGCCGAGGTGACGAGTCAGCCTTGCGCGGTAGCGTACAGCGCAAGCAACCTAGTGCCGGTGACGGGGATTTTGAAAGCAGCGCATCCGGCATTAGATATTTGCATTGTTGCCGACAATGACGTTAGTGGCGTAGGCCAGCGCTACGCAGAGCAAGCCAGCGCCAAGTATGGGGTACGCATGACAACACCGCCAATTGAAGGTGACGCCAATGACTACGTTCAAGCAGGGCACGACTTAGCGCTGCTTTTAAAGCCCCAAGTGGCAACGGATTACCTAGTCCATGCCGATGGGTTTTCGGAGCAGCCAGCGCCTATATCGTGGCTTGTGAAGCACTGGATACAGGACAAGGCATTGGTGATGGTGCATGGGCCTAGTGGTGGCGGCAAGACGTTTGTTACCCTTGATTGGATGCTGCACATTGCCAGCGGAAAAGCAAGCTG